CTTTCCGAAACTGTGCCTGACATTCCCTCGCACGCGGTAATCCCGCGCTGGCGCGCATGGGCGCACGTCGCGTGAGACCCTGTAGGATGCCCTACAAGCCTTGTAAATGCCAGGAGTGGGCCAGAGTGCCACTCTGAGAAAACCGGGCCGTAGCGTTGGTTTTAAGCGATGTAAGCGGGAGGCTGTGAAATGAGATGGTGGCTGTTCTGGTTGGCCGTCAGTGCGCTCATGTGGGTAGCAATCGCAGGTTGCGTAATCTACATCATTGACAGAGAAGGCAACCGCGCGCTTGGCGTGCACTGAGAGAAAATGTAAGTGACTGACACTCGCGTTGGCCGTCTCTTGGTCATCCCTCGCCCGGTCTCACAGCGCCTTCATTGCCGGAAGTCAAGAGCGTCAGAGCGAGCGCAGCGAGCGTCTCTTGACGGAGGCTTAAAATGAAGGCTAGAGACCGGGCAGAGATGCCGCACATTCCTGCTGCTTTGGAGTCTCCGCATAGCGCTTTGGTTACTGGTTCCTTTGGCCCGCGCGTTGTCAATTGGGCTAGGCGACGGTTGCACATTGACCTTGACCCTTGGCAGCGGTACGCACTGAGCAGAGCGCTAGAGCATGATGCAGACATGCAGTTGCTCGCGCGTACTGTCTTGCTATCTGTGGCGCGGCAGAATGGCAAGTCAGTTATCGTCAGAGCCTTTGTAGGATGGCTCTTGGATGAGGGTAATAAGTGGGATACATTCCGCAAGTGGGATTTTATCTTGCTCGCAGCGCATGATGCCAAGCAAGCGCGTATCCCATATGACTACATCAGGCGCGATGTACTGACCTATTCTGATATCAATACATGGGGTCATAGCGCGAGGAAGCAAGGCGCAGACCGCGCTAGGGCAACGCAGTACACAGGTATTGAGTTAAACGGTGTACGGGTTGACGTAGCAACGTCGCAACCCGGCAGTGCGCGCGGTATCTCTCCGGGTCTCATCTGCTTTGATGAGGTGCTTACGCAGACTACGTTTGAGACGTATGAGGTACTGTCTCCTGCGCAAGTTGCTATCCCAAACTCGCAGATGCTGATGACCTCAACCGCAGGCTATGCTGATAGCGTAGTGCTGCGCGCCATGCATGACAGGCTCTATCGCCAAGCGACAGGAGCAGAGCAGCATGACCCTTCCTTTTTGGGTCTCTGGTGGCGCGCTGATGATGATGACGTTGGGCTAGATTGGGACCAGTTGCAGAAGGCTAATCCATCGCTGCAAGGCGAGCGCCTATCACGCAGGATGATTGAGAGTGAATACCTTATCTTGCCTAAAGGCTCATGGATTAGAGAGCGCCTAAACCGCTGGCATGATGAGCGGGTTGACGCACCATTTTCTATCGCTGCATGGGGCGCATGTCGCGTGCCTCAACCGCTGTCTCCTGAGCGGGTCGCAGGAGGCTACGTTATTGCGTGCGATGTCCTGAGTACATGGGCAGAGGGTAGCATTATAGTTGCCGCTTTGAGGAAGGATGGCAAGGTTGGCGTAGAGGTGCATAGGCAGTTGCTGGCACGCACTGACCAACCGCTAACAGCGCCAGACTTTACGCGCGAGGTAGCGCTAATCGCTTCCAAGATTAAGGTAGACGCGATTGTATACAGCGCATCCAGTGCGCTAGCGCCTGCGTTTGAGAGGCACGCAGCGGAGTCTAACCTACCCTACCAGAGCATTGCAGCAACCAAAAATATCATGGCTTGTGCAGACTTTGCAGAGGCTGTGACAGCGCGCAGATTGGCGCATGATGACCCATTCCTAGATAGTCAAGTTGCCAGTGCGCAGCGGCGTTTCATTGGCTCTGATGGTGCTTGGCGTTGGACGATTAGCGGCGTTCCAATCACAGGCGTAGTTGGCGCTACGCTGGCAGTTGCCATCGCTGCTAAGTCTGTTGCGCCTGTGCAGGTATTTTTGTAAGTTGCTTACAGTTTCTTAACGTGCTACTATTTAGTAGTGAGTAAGAAGCATCGCAGCACTTCACTTACAAAGGCACAGACCAGACAAGTTTCTGCGCCTGCTGTTGAGACACAGGTACAGACCGTAGTCTCATCTATCGCCATCCCTTCTGCAGCATTCCCACTGACAGTGGTTGAGGCAGCAGGCGTCTCCGCTGTTAGGCGATGCGTCATGCTGATTGCAAACGCGATTGCGGGCCAGCGTTGGACGGAGTGGGAAGGCGAGCCATCAGAGCGATTGCCGGTGCTATCTCGTATCTGTCGCAGACCCGCAGCGGTTATGACTAGGCGCGAATGGGTCTGGCGCTGTATCGCGCAGATGGCGCTGACTGACGTTTCATATATCTACATGGTTGGTGGCGTAGATGATGAAGGCGTGCCAGGGTCGCTGCTACCTCTCCCAAAGGAAGCGATAGCGCCTGCTGGCATGGTTGACCCTTGGGGCGTATTCCCTCCTACGCAGTACAGCATTAGCGGTATCGCTGGCACTGTGAGTGGCGAGGCAGTTATACCCATGCGCAGCGCCTTCTGGCCGGGAGTGCCAGTGCATCTGCAAGGTATCCTGCAGATGGCTAGAAACTCGCTCATGTCTGCATGGGCTAGCGATGCCTACGCATCGCGCTACTGGCAGGCAGGAGGCACGCCAGTTACGCAGATTACAACGGAACAGGAATTGGATAATCCGCAGGCTGAGACCATCGCTAATCGCTGGCGTGATAGGCGCGCGATGGGACCAGACTACCCGGCAGTGCTTGGCAAAGGCGCGCACGCAGACCCTTGGGGCGCAGACGTTTCTAGCCAGTTGGCGACGGAGGCAAGGCGAGACATCGCAGCGGAGGTTGCTAACCTCTTTGGCGTTGCATCGCACTACGTCAATGTCAATCCTCCGGGTAGTAGCATGACTTACTCAAACGTGCAGGATGAGGCGTTGTCTCTTGACCGCTTTACGCTGTCTGGTTTCTATGACCCTATCCAAGACTTGATTTCAGACTTGCTGCCTGAGGAACGTTTCATGTTGATTGACATGACACGTCTGACGCGCGCGTCTCAGGAGTCAAGGTTTAGAGCATGGGCAATCGCCAATGGTGGTAAGCCTTGGATGACATCGCCAGAGATTAGGGTTGAGGAAGGCTTGCCACCCAATGACACGATTGACGCGCTAGAGGAAGCACAGGCTACAGGCGCTGAGTCTGTTGGTAAGTCACTTACACCGGCAGACCCTACGGCAGACCCTAACGCAGAGCCAGTGCCAGCGGAGGCTATCGCCTGATGTGTACGCAGGATGAGATAGACGCGATTGTTGCTGCGCGAGATGCGCAGTGGGTCGCTTGGTTGGAGTCTGCACCGGGCAGAGCGGGCGAGATTATCGCTGAGGTGCAGGCGCTGGATGCTTGGCACGACAATAGACCAGACAAACCTGATGCATAACTATGCGTCAAAATATTCATTGGCAAAACCCTTGACAAACGGGTTAGACTATGCATCTAACCTACCATATCTGCTGTAAGGCACCGCCATGACCCGTAAATTTTAAAGTAGTGTACTGGCATGGTTTTGGGATTGCCTGCCCGTAGCGGGCATTCTAGGCGCCTTGTAGGGCATTCACGAGGGAAACTGTAAGGCACTTACACATACAGAGGCTATGCAATGCCAGAGACTCGCAGGACATCGCTAGGCAGGATTGAGGTACGCGATGTCGCAGATGGTCCGGGTAGGTTTGAGGGTATCGCGCTTCCCTACGGTGTAACGATTGACGTTACCTACGGTAGAGAGCGCTTTGTGCGAGGTGCCTTTGCAGATGCGGTTGCGGAGATTAACGCAGGCGAGCGGGTCGCCTACCTCAACCGTCATGGCGTGGATGGTGGCATTCCTGTTGGCGTCATCAATCAGGCGCAGGAGCGTAGTGAAGGTCTCTGGTTTGCTGGTGACTTCCTAGACGTACCAGAAACGCCACAGGCTAGGAGTCAAGTTAACTCAGGTATCAATGGCGTCTCAGTTGAGTTTGTGCCAGGAAAGCACAGACGCACTAAAGACAACGTGGTTGAGCATTACGCAGGCGTTAGGCTTGCAGCAATCGCTGGCAGTTATGCGCCTGCATACAGGCAGGCGCGACTAGCACTTAGGAGCGTGGCAAGAGCCACAGAAGGAGGAACGGTGCCTAATCTGACAGTTGCTGCGCTCACTGAGAGGCGCGATGCAATTACGTCTCAGATTGCCGCTATGCGTGCAATCGCAGAGACGGAGGATAGAGCGCTTGACGATAGCGAGACGCGCGATGTTGAGGCGCTTAACGCGCGCCTTACCAACGTGGATGCGCTGATTACTGACGCGCGGGCAGATGAGCAGAGGCGCGATGCTGAGCGGCGTTCACTGCCTGCCCGCGCTGCTGGTGGCGCACCGGGCATTGTGACTCGCTCTGAGTCTGTCTATGGTCCGGCATCCGGTCAGTCTTACTTTGCAGACATGCTTGCTGCCAATCGTGACAGCAACGCTGCAGAGCGCCTGCACCGGCACAAGGCGCTTGTGCTTGACCTCGCTAACCAGATGGATAGGGCAACGGATAGCAGCAGCCTTGCTGGTGCTTATCCCACCAACTACTACCCTGACCTCTATGTGCCTGACATCGCGTACACCGGACCGCTGGCAGCGTTTTTCGCTACCACTCCAATTACCGCGCCTAACCCAATCACGGTGCCTGCGTTTGCTACTGTGACTGGTGATACCGCAGTGCAGGCGTCAGAAAACGCAGCGCTCGCAAACATTGACGTTACCACTGCGCCTAAGGCTCTTACGCCTAAGACGATTGGTGGAGAGACAATCGTTTCACGTCAGAGCGTGGATGGCGCATCGCCCGGTACTGACATCATCATTGGCAATGAGTTGCGTGAATTGCTGATGCGTGATACAGAGCGTGAGATTGCAGCGGTGCTGGAAATTCTCACGTCATCTGGTGCCATCGCTGATACCGCTGGTACCACTCCTGCGCAGAGCGGGCGAGACTTGCACAAGGGCATTGCCTCTGCGCTTGGCACATTCTACGCAGGCGCTGCTGCTGGTGGCGCTGGCGCGCGGATGCTTCCTGCAGAGGGAGTGTTTGTTAACAGCACCGATTGGGGAAACTTGGTTGCTGCTGAGGATACCAGCGGGCGAGCGCTGCTTGCCTATATCAATCCGCAGAATGCCCTTGGCGAGCAGACAGCACCGGGTTTCCAGCGCGGTCAGATTGGCGGCGTTCCTGTTGAGCCTGCGTGGTCAATCCTTGACGCAAAGAATGAGATTATTGCACGTCGCAATGATGCGCGGCAGTTTAAGTCTGCTGTGCTTGACGTGCGCCTGATGGAGCGAAACGGACCGCAGAGCGTTGTCTTTGCAATCTGGCAGTACTTTGGGTTTGCTGTCCTGCAGCCTAAGGGAGTGCGTCGCTACGTCTACACCAACGTCTAGGCTGTAAGTCACTTACAGAAAGGGAAGCCAAGACATGACAGAGCAGGAAGCACCTCCGGCAGAGGAAGGCACGACAGCAGCGGATGCGCCTCCGGTTGAGCCTGAGTTGACCTCTCCTACGTCTAATGACGTTGGCGAGCAGACCCTTACCAATGCTGATAAGGCAGAGGCTGAGGATGAGCCTGCAGAGGATGCAGGCTATGAGGCTACGCCCGGCTGATGTACGCTCTTGACGGTGCTAAAATTCTGACCTTTGTAGGGAATAAAAACCCTGAGACAGAGGATACAGAATGGGCAGATATGGTCGCTAAAGCGCTTGTGTCAGGAATGACGCAGAGGCTTAATGGTGCTGTAATTGCCTCTCCGTCAGGCGCAGAGGATGAGATTAACGTTGCCTTGCTGATTGGTGGCGCAGAAGGCTACAAGAGACGCGAGGCAACGTTTGGTCTCACTGGCTACGCAGACCTAGAGGGTAACGCAATCAGGATTGCGCGAGACTATCTTGACGGTGTTAAGCCTCTCATTGACAGGTACTCTGCCGGACCGGGCATAGGATGAGCCTTACAGACAGCAGGCAGGTTTTGCTGGATGCGCTCGCAGCAGCGGAGGTTAACGCCTTCTATGGTATGGGCAGGTTTACTGCACCATGCGCGCGAGTGTATCCGGCAGACCCTTGGGTAGACAGAAGCGGGTTGGCAAACGGTAGGCATACGCAGCGTTGGGAGATATGGGTAGTTGCTGGTAAGTCAGACGCGATGGCAACTTTTGATGAGTTGGAAGCGCTGCTGATTAAGTGCAACGCTGCACTGTCTCTGTTGGCAGGATGGTCTGTACCAGTCTGGCGCAGACCCGCTGTAACGGAGATGGGCGGAACCAAGTACTTTGCCTGTAGAGGCATCATGGAAACTACAGCAGAGGTGTAGCGTGGCAACTATCCTGTTTATGAAAACAGCGCTCTTTACGCTTAAGGTTGGCGCTGGCACGGTTAAGCCATTCCAAGGCGATGCCGCAGACGTGCATGTTGAGGTGTCTCCGGGCGATAGCGTGGAGTATCCGACACTTGACGGAAGTGTTGCATCTAACGTAGAGCCTGAGTCATACGCGCTTGTCATGCGAGCGGGTCAGGATTACACCGCTAACGGTCTCGCGCGCTTCCTGTGGGATAATGCAGGACAGGTTGCAGACGTGGTTGTTAACGCCTTTGGGCAGACCGCAGTGCCTGCGCCAGCAACGCCTGCTATCAAGGGTCAGGTTACTCTGGTGCCTGTTTCCTATGGTGGCGAGGTTGGCACGTTTGCTGAGTTTGAGGTTACGCTACCCTTTGTGGCTAAGCCAGTGCTGGCAATCGCCTAGATGGTTGCCAAGTTAAAGGTAGAAGGCGTACCAGAGGTTACGCGAGCCTTTGACAAGGTAGCGCACAGCGTACAGGACATGTCAGAGGCGCATAAGGCAGAGGCAGACATGCTTCTGCCTGATGTGCAATCCGCAACTAGGCACCTCTCAGGAGACCTTGCAGCGGGATGGCAGACAGACGGGATTGCAGACCAAGCCAAGTTTAGCAATGATGTTGTCTACGCTGGCGTGCAAGAGTTTGGTTGGTCAGACCATAACATAGAGCCAACCAACGCGATTGCTACAGCCTTTGAGGGTAACACAGATAAGACAGAGGCGCTGTATGGAGATGCAATCAGAGCCATTGGAGAGCGTGCAGGGTTTGACACGCAATGATGAGACGGTTGACCTAAACGCGATTGCGGAGGCTCATCCTGTCAATCAGAAAACCGTAGCGCTTGACCTCAATAACTTTGACGCAACACAACTGACGTTGCTAGAAGTGTTGGACATGTCAGAGGCTACGGGCGTAGAGCCTGAGGCGCTTGGTAGCCTGTTGTCTGCTGGCAACAGAAACGTTGCCAAGCGCATGCGCATGCTGTATGCAATGGCATGGTGCATCGCCAGACGCGCAGACCCTATGCTGCGATACGCGGAAGTCTGCACATGGAAACTCAACATTATTGGCGAGACAGACCCTGCGCGGATTGAGCGCCAGACAAAGCGCGCTGCTATGATTGTGGGCGCAGCAGATGTAACTGGCTTACATCCTGATGACGCAGCGCAGTTGACGGTTGCTGAGTTGGCAGCCTATGGCGACAGGCGTAAGCGCGCCAATCGTGCGACCCGTCGCCATGCTAGGTAAAGGCGTTTCCCTAGTTGTCTCCATTGTTGGAGACACTAAGGGTTTAGAGAAAAGCCTTAACCAGTCTGGCAGCGATGTCAAAGGCTTTGGTGGAGACGCGCTTGCTGCTGCTGCCAAGGTAACTGTTATCGCGGGCGTTGCTCTGGCAGGCGCTGCTGCCATTGGTGCCATGACTAAGGCAGCGGCAGATGACCGGGCAGAGCAGCAGAAACTGCAAAAGGCGATTGAGAATGCAGGCGCTGCGACAGCGGATACCACTGCACAGGTAGATGCAGCGATTGCAGCGGGTCAGGAGAAAGCCTTTACAGACAGTCAGACAAGAGACGGTCTGCAATCGCTTGTCACTGCAACTAAAGACGTTGGCGTTGCTACTCAGTTGCTCGCGCAGGCGCAGGATATTGCGCGCTTTGCGGGCGTTGACTTGGCGACAGCATCAGACGCAGTAGCCAAGGCTTACGCGGGTCAAGACTCCAAGTTGGTCAAACTGGTACCCGGTATGACCAAAGGCGCAACCGCTATGGAGACGCTTGGGAAGGCGTCTCAACTAGCAGCAGGACAGGCAGACATCTACGCCAAGTCTGCTGATGGTATGAATGACCGGGCAGGCGATGCGTTTAGCGAATTGTCAGAAACAATTGGAGAAGTGTTCCTGCCTGTATTAGACGCTATTCTGCCAATTGTCATTCAGATAATCAAGTTGTTTGGGCAATTGATTAAGGCTGTGCTGCCTTTGCTGGTGCCAATTCTAAAGGCAGTTGGCGTTGCTCTGACAATTGTGGGCAACGTGCTGTCAGTGGTTATTGGTTGGCTTATCAAGTTGATTGATTGGCTATCCAAGGCTATTGGCATGCTTGGTGACTTCCTCGCCAAGATTAACCCGTTTAGCGGTATCAAGTTGCCTAGCCTGCCATTCACTGCCAGCGGTCAAAGTGTAAGTGGCTTACAGGCTGGCACACAGGCAGCGGGTAGTAGCGTCAACGGAGGCGTTACTATCAACATCTATGGCGACCCGTCAGTAATTGAGGCTAAGGTTACAAAGGCGCTGCGCGACTATAAGCGCAGGAACGGCACAGAGGCTGTCTTTTCGCTGGATAGGTTTTGATGGCTAGCCTACCTCCGCTGCGCGCGATTGGCAGAGCGCATGTTGAGATTTACGGTGCCTTGCCAGGGTCTGCCAAGTGGGATGAGGCAGTATGGGGTCAGTCAACATGGTCTGTGTTTGGCTGGATGGATGTTACGCCACAGAGCATGGTTGCGCGGGTTACATGGGGCGCAGATGACCCTACAGGAGTGTTGACAATTCCTGCTGCTGGTGCATGGATTATCAACACATATGACCCGCAGCGATTGCTTGACCCTAGCAACGGAAAGTCACCATACTCAACCTCAATCAGACCCGGTAAACCAATTCGCATTACCTACATTGATGCGACTAGTACGCGCAAGATTGTGCGTCAGGGTCTCATTGATGAGATTGACTATGACATTGCTACCAAGATTGGTACCCTGCGCGGTACTGACATGGTGCAACTGATGGTCAATGCTGTACTGCCAGCAGGACAGACTGGCGTACCAACTACCCTGCGTGCACGCGCAGCGTTCCTGATTAACAAGGCAGGATTGGCAGCGCTGGTGCCAGTTGAGGCTGTGCCTGCAGGCGACACAGACCCAACCGTAGGGCCAGCAATTGCTACAGAGGCGTCTGTATGGTCTCACATACTTACTGCCGCTCTGGATGCGTTGTACGCTGTCTGGATGGATAGGGCAGGCGTACTGCGTTTCCGTTCCTTTGGCAATCCCAATGACGCAGGTTTCCAAGCAGGAGGTGCTGACGGTATCCCAATCAGTACCCTCAAAACCCAAGGCTCTTTGCAAGGCGTCTATACGCATGTCATTGCATTTAATGCTAGTGCGCCAACCGTGCCTGTCTCAGCGAGCGATGCCACCAAGATTAGTCTCTATGGTGATATCCCACTAAAGCGCGATGCGCCAGTGCCAGACGCACCAACATGGGTTGAGAGCGTGCTAGCAGATAGGTCTGGTTCCTCTCTGCAGTATGAGCCAGGAACGCTATACCCACAGACAGAAGATGACCTAGAGAGCATCCTCAATCTAGGCATGGTTGACATCGCGCATCTGGTGGTTGAGTCAACTGACCCAACGGTAGACGTTGCTGCGCGCGTGCTTGGTGGCACGATTACGGCAGATACCGGCACAGGTTGGACAGCGCAACTGTCTACCTACATTCCTGCTACAGAGTGGGATGAGGCAGAGCAGCCTGAGCCACCAATACCACCAGAGCCACCAAGCACGATTAGCGGCGTTGTGCGCACATATACTTGCACTAAAGACTCGCGCCTAGCGCATTCATCCTCTTTGGATGCGGGTAATGGGTTGGATACCAACTTGCCAGTTGGTTATATTAGTCCCTATCGCAATCGCGTGGTCATGGGTTTTGCGTCAATTCCGTTTGCGGGCGTTGTCAAGGTTGACAAGGCTGAGTTGCTGCTGACTACCGGGCAGAATTCATGCGGTGCCTTTGGCTCTACGCCTAAGGTCAACATCTCGCGTCTGACAGGTAGTTTTAGTGAAGGCTCATATAACGTTGATTGCGGGTTTTCCACTAGCAATTCCGTTAAGTATCCGGGGCCAGCAACTACCGGCACAGGCGCAGTTACAAAGACTGTCTCTAAGACAACTGGCACGCAGACAGCGATTGACATTACTGCGATTGTGCAGGCTTGGCACAGTGGACAGCCTCAGCACGGTCTGATGATTAAGAGCGCTGGCGAGGATAGCAGCGCGTATAACGTCGCCTTCTATGCGAGGCATCATGGCACAACTGGCGTGCGACCCATCCTTAGGCTGACCCTTACGGTAGAGGCGTAACATGGATACACCGCTTATCAAGCGCCTACTGGCACTTGCTGCGCTAATCCTCGCTGTGGCATCCTTTGCGGGATTGGGCGCAACCTTGCTTGCACTGGCGATTATCGCTCTGGCACTAGCAGTGGTTTTGTAAGTGACTTACACAATTGATGAGGTAGGAGACCTCCCGCGCGCACTGGCGCTCGCAGCGGGATTGCGCCAACTGGCACCTCGCCCGGACCGCATACCGGGTATTGGCAATCTGCGCCATGTTGAGCCTATCGACACAGGAGGTACATTCCGTCCAGACTGGCGCATGCAGGACCCATCCAGAGACCCTAAAGAGCCTTACGGGTCAGAGTCATCAGGCACAGGCACAGACCACGGTTGGAGCAATTGCACAATGTGCAGTGCTGCACTAGTCTATGCATACCATGTGCAAGATAAGTCTGGCCCGCAGGCAGGCGACATGCGCCATAATCAAGATGACCTCAGCGGAGGTACTGACCTTTATGACGCGCGCACCGCATGGGACAGGTACGGTAATCAGACCCTGACGATTAAGACAGGCAGCGGTTGGAATGCCGTTAAAACAGCGCATAACGAAAAGCGTGCTATCCTCATCCAAGGCGAGGGTAACGTGCCAGGGTCAGAGTCTTTTGACGGGTCGCACGCATGCGTCATTGGGATTGAGACACACTCTGACGGGCGTTGGCTTTTCGGAGACCCGCTTGCAGATGGTTGGCAGTGGGTCAAGCCAAGTGATATTGAGAAGTGGGCTAAGGCGCTAGACAGCAGCATTTACTTTGCTGTCTCCAAGCCTCTCTCAGTGCCACCAGAGCCAGAGCCAGAGCCAGAGCCAGAGAAGCCTAGTGGGCCAGATTGGAGTAAAGTGGATATCAAGCAGATACAGGATGACGCGGTGCAGGCGTACCAATCTGAGATACTGGCAGATATGTTTTACTGGTTCCAGCATCAGGAGGAACCAGCGCCATACCCGGTAGGCGATACCATCGCTGCTGTTGGGCATCTTAATGAGGGATGGGGCGTAGGCAAGTGGAACCAGACTACATGGTATCTAGCACCGGATAGCGGGCGTTGGGGCGTATCCGTTTGGGCAGGCACTGGCACTGTACCCGGTGGTACTTGGGCATAGTTGACAGAAACATGCTACCTGCGCTATACTAGTATCCGGTACCCGGTGTCGCTTTGGCACAGTCTCCGCCGGGTACTAACTAAAGTGTAAGGTACTTACAATCCAGACTGTGCCAGCGGAGAGAATGTGCCAGTACTGAGACCGGGTTTGTGGTCTGCTAGAGTGGAGACCACTAGAGCGCAGGAATACTATCGGTCATTGGGTCATGCAATTACCAATGGCGGGCATCATAACCTAGAAGCCTGCATACGCTGCATGGGCGCATATGACCCTAGCCCAATCACTATGTCATATATCCCAAGGCTACCTGATGGCAAGTTGCCATATACACCGCATCCAAGAGAGATGAGGCGCGGTAGATTGACTACGCCAGTGGATGACCAACGGACAGAGGCAGAGCGCATGGCGGCGTTTAGGCGTTGGCAGAAGCACGTCAATAAAGATGTCAAGTGGAAGTAGACGGACCGCGCACTGTAACTGGCAGACCATATGGTAAGGATGACTCTCCGCGCGTACATGACAGCAAGTACAGCGCATTGCGCGCATATCAAGCCTTCCATCCCAATGCGTCAATTTACATTGTGGCGTATCGCGGGCGTGAAGTTTGGATGACCAGTAAGCAACAGGCTATCTGGCATGAGGTGCAGAAGTATTGGCACCGTGGGAAGCGCGATACTTTGGGGCGCATTGCTGAGCAAGTGGGATGCTCGCGTGCGACGGTATCGCGCTTCCTCCGTCGCCTTGACCTCTGGCGCTTCATTGACCTAGCGACCCTGCGCGGGCGTAACGGCGGTACCTACGTCTTTACCAGACGCGACCCGTATAACGAAAAGCCTAGGCGTTGGACAATGCACGCGCGCGAGCGTATCCGCAACGTATACGCCTCTTATCTGCGCGAGCGTATCCGCCAAGGATTAGAGCCAATGCTAGCGGTATACAGACAAGGCAGATTGCCCAAACGTCCCTATTGGGAAACAGCGGTGCAACCGGGTTTCCTAACTGGTAGTACGGATGCAACTTTAGAGAGACCAAAGGCACTTAACGGAGGCGCTATCTACGGAAAGTATCACTCCCGCAAAGGCAACCGATAGTGTCGGTTTGTTAACCATGTCGCAACCATAGCGCTATTGACAGCGGCTCATTGCAGATGTAAGGTACTTACATCAGGGAAGCACGACACAGAGAAACGGAGACAGTGCCAGATGTCCACTAAGCAGATTGCATCCACCATCGCGTATACTCTTGATTGGCAAGGGTTTACGCTAGAGCAGAGGCTAGTGGTTGCAGAAGCGTTTGCAGATGACATGCGCCTTAAAGGCAAGAGGCGAGATGACTTCATGGCAGATTGCTATAAGGAAAGCGAAAAGAGCGAGCATCTAGGGTAACATCATCTATCGACGCGAGCGCTAGCCACCCAAGCCTTATAGGATGGGTCGCAAGATACTCAGAAGGTTAGCGCTCGCACCGGCAGATGACCGGATTAACGCACAGGAGACAGTGCCTATGAAAACGGAATTGCGCCTACGCTACCAGCAGCACGCAGTTGCAATGAGCAACAGCATGCGCGAGGCAGCAGAGCATATGGAAGCGCAATCCCAACTTGACTTGTCAGAAGATGAGTTGCTTGACCATATCGTAATGATTGCGGCAATGCTGGAAAACGCGCACTATCACGCAGCGCGTATGAAAGTGTATGCAAGGCTCATTGCTCATGGATGAGCCTAAGGTTGGTACTGAGGCATGGTGGCGCGAGCATCGCGCTACTGTGGAGACCACAGAGGATGACTTGCGCGTTGCTCTAATCGTCATCTTTGGCGAGGTAACAGCAAGCGAGGCAAAGCGCGAGGCTTTCATTATGGAAGTGCGCGCGATGAAGGCAGAGCGAGACGCGACCCGCGATGCAGGTTAACGTTTCGCAACATACTTGACAACGCACCATCGTAGGTGTAAGTTACTTACATCAGGGAAACAGAGACAGTGCCAAGCGAGCCAAACAAGTGCCAGCGGCATTGTCTCCACTCTGAGAAAGGGTAGAGACTGTGACTGAGAATACGGAGACCGCGCTGAGCGGAGAGGTTATCGCTACATCAGAGGGTAGCGAAAACGTCAAGGCGCAGATGCTCAAAGAGAATGAGCAGATTATCAAGCGCAATTGGGCTAAGGCGACTGAGAAGGTCGAGAATGTCTACAAGGCGCTTACCATCATCCACACAAACGACCTTTGGAAGTTGCACAAGGATGACAAAGGCAAGCGCAAGTACACCGCTTTTGACCAGTACCTGTTTGGCGAGTTTGGTTGGGAATTGAGCCGCGTGCGAGCGCTGCAGATTATCAAGGCGACCCGCGCCAAGATGATTGAGGCAGGCGAGTTGCCCGCTAGCGCTGCTGAGCCGCGTAAGCGCACAGCGCCTGAGGTTTCCTCTGAGAAGGCAGCCAAGGTTACTGCAGACCAGTTGGAGAAAGTGCTTACTGCCTTTGGCACGCGCACTGCCAACATTGATGAAGGCGACCCGGACCGTCAGGCGATGGTCAACCTTTACAATGACGCTTATGAAGTCATTGGTACCATCATCAATGACCTCCGTGAAGTGGTCAACCGCATCAATGCGGAGACTGAGAGCGAGAATGCGGATGCAAAGACGCTCGCAGAGACTGAGGTTGCGGTCTAGGGTTACAATGAGGGTAGGGCCAGATTGGCTCTACCCTCTCTCCATTGTAAGGAGGTTACATTATGGCAGTACCTACACCGCCAACCGCAGGCGAGCCAATCGCTGAGGCTTGGGGCGACGTTGTGCATGATGCCGTGGTTGCTATGGATATCCAGTCAGGTAGGGCCAGCGTTGCTGTCAATAACAGCACACAAGGCACAGCAGTAGTTACCTTCCCTCGCCCGTTTGCTGCACCGCCAACGGTGCTTGCAATGATTGTGGAGAATAACAGCGGTCCGGGTCTCGCAGGGCATGTGCAGACTCCAAGCGGTACCACAGCAATTGCAACATCGCTGCGCGTTAGCGGTTTCGCTAGCAATATCACAGTGACATTCCCTGTTGACTGGATTGCATACGGACCGCGCGCGTAATGCCTGAGCAGACTGTGCCAGAGCCTCTAGCCATCCCGTTTGGCGCATTGCGTAATGCATGCGCCAAGCACCTACTCAAAGCGCGTCTCTACATCTTTGATGGTGGCGAGACCGTAGAGGTATCGGAACAGACAATGGGCAGGCAGATTGCCAGGGTTACTGCACTGCACGGAGACGCAGAGACAGCCTCTGTTATGGCAGCGCGTTGGCTCTTGGAACATGAGTACCTGACCCTAGCAGACTTTGAGGGTTGAGACGTGCCAGCACTGACGCCAGACAATGACCTCATACGCGCGAGGAACGTTACTGCGTCAGAGGTTGGAGCGTTGCTAGACAAGCATCCGTACACCTCGCCTACCAAGATATATGATAGGCTGATGACTCCCGCAATGGATACGCACCAGCAATCAGAAGCGATGGCGCTAGGAGTGTTCCTAGAGCCTCACGTGGCACGCTATGCGGGTCGCAAGTTGGGTCTGCGATTGCGGGCATACACTCGCAGCGTGGAATATAAAGGCAAGCCACCAGTCAATCTGTGCGCTACGCCTGACTACTATGTGCTAGGGCAGAATGCACTGGTAGAGATTAAGGTAAGCAGCATCATGTACGGTTGGACAGATGACAGCCTGCATCCGCATTATGAGTGGCAGGCACGCGCACAGATGGCTTGCACTAACAGAGACCTCTGCATTGTTTGCGCACTGGTTGGTAGTACCTTCTATCACATCCCTGTAGTGCGCGACATGGAGAAGGAAGCGAGGATGCTTACTGCAGTAGACAAGTTTTGGTTTGACCATGTAATGCCGGGTATCCGGCCAGAGCCAATTGACCAGACGCGGGTACTTTCCGCACAAGTCACAAAGAGGTAGAGACTGTGGCTACATCAGGTAATACGCCTGTCTACGGTGCGACGGTTGAGGAATTGGTGCCAGTGCTTCCTGCTGGCATCTTCCCTGCGACGTTTGAGGGTATCGAGAATGCCCACAATGACCAAGGTACATTCTGGCTGTGGCGCTTTAAGGCGCAGAATGGCGCAGAGGTAGTTGAGATTACCGCTACCTCATCTCCGCGCGTCACTGCCAGGACCAAGGCAGCAAAGTGGCTTGCAGGGATGGGCGCACCTATCGAGATTGGCAAGGATATTGACTTTACTGCGCTTGCTGGCATGCCAGTGCAGTTGGTCATCATCATCAATGAGGCGGGTTATTCCCGCATTGATGCGGTGCTTCCCTACCCACAGCAAAGGTAAGTCACTTACATCGCGGAGGTGCAGTATTCCCCCAATACTGTACCTCCGCTTAACTGTGTCTAGGAGCAGACCATGCTGGAAGCGCGCATTAGGTTTGTGGTTGCGTCAGAGCCTCGCTCACAAGGCAGCATGACAGCGGTATACAATCGCAAGTTAGGTTGCTCGCGCGTCAGGCACGCCAATGCGCCTGCGCTCATGTCATGGCGCACACAAGTCAGAGAAGCAGCGATGCGCGCGGATGCAGAGGTATGGGATGGTCCCATAGGCATGCGCATATCGTTTGGTATCAAGCCTCCTGTTGACCATAGGCACGGATACCCAAAGCGACCAGACCTAGACAAGTTGGTTAGGTCAGTGCTGGATGCGCTCACAGGCGTTTGCTATGGAGATGACTCACAGGTATGCACGCTGCAATCTGAGAAAGTCTTTCACACAGCAACCATAATTGAGGTATGGAGAATTGAGAGGCAATCGCCTAAGGCGACCGATGCGCAGGCGACCATCTGGAAGGAAGATGCCTCCGGGTTGGAAGATTACCCAAAGACGGGTTATCGCCAGAGATAACGGCATCTGCCATATCTGCCTATTGCCAGGAGCAAACAGCGCAGACCATGTAATACCGCATGCTCTAGGAGGAAGCGATGCTATGGAAAACCTTAAGGCAGCGCATATGTCCTGCAATGAGCGAAAAGGAACGGCCATTACCAAGGGTATACCTCGCGCAAGTAGATGGTCTGATAATGGGTAGCGTGGTCTCCTTTGGCATTACCAATCGCTGTAGGTACTGCAAGGGTACAGGTAGGGTTAGGGTCTCATCTACCTATAGGCGCTGCATCCACTGTGCAGGCAAGGGTTACACAGAGGTAGATGATACATGCATGCATGTGTGTGGTTGCACACAGAAGGCAGACAAGGCGCTAGTGTTTATCTGCATGGATTGCTTTAATGAGTCATGTGACTACCCAATGAGCGCATGGGCAATCACATAGCGCGTTAGTTGTCAAGTGTTGATTTCATAATGTAAGATACTTACATGGCGACGGCGTTTTTTTGGATGGCACTCTGCCGGAGAG